GATTAACAAAATGGTTAATAGTGGTCTGGGCAAGGTGAAAAGAAGTGACACTAATAGTAGTGTCAGCGGTAGTTCTTTAGACGAGACATCGTCAAAAGCCTCCCGTTCCTCTGGTTCAGAGGTAAAAACTCCCGTCTCTAAAAATAAGACTTTTAGAGACGCGAAACCCAATGATATCATCGTTGGGCTAGAGATCTGTAAGGGTCTCCCTCCTGCTGAGGAGGTGGTTAAAAAGACACGTAAGAGGTTAGGTAAGAAGAAAATTTCTACCTCGAACGAGAGTGTGATTTCGGAAAAAGATGCGAAAAAGAAAACGAAGTCTCAAAGAAAGGTGAATGACAAAAAGAAAGTCGATTCGTCTGAAGTCTCTATAACCCCAAAAGCTAAACAAGTGGTTAGTCCACATACAGGTTTCAAACTTCTCGTCAATGCGGCTGATGAGGAATGCCTTAAATTTGGTTTAAGTAAAGGTTACAATGTGGTACCTTCAAACAAAGTTAGATTTAATGAACATGCTATCTCTGCTATGTGTAGAGATCAGGCTATTCTGTCCGTTCTTGAAAAAGAAGGGAAGGGTAAAACAAAGTTGAAAGTGTTGGACTGGTTCGGAAGCGCACGAAACATTAAGTTTTCTAAAGCGATTGACGGATGTGATGTAGAATGGTGCTGTGCCCCGAATGATGTAATTCAAGGCGATAAAGCACGGGGAAACAATGTCCGCAAGGATTTGTCCCCTCCATATGACATGGTTGTCATACAGGACGTCTATCAATTTGGTGATACACCATATGCTTGTTTGGGCTCCGAAGCAATTAAACTTATCAACGGTTTGACAACTGGTAATATTTATGTTCTGTGTAGAATATTTAACGGTGAAGCCGGTGCAGATGTCAATGGTGAGTTGAAGGAGGAAATGGTTTGGGTTCGTAAGGATGGCTTAATCGTAGCCTCACCCGAACATGGTGGACAGGAGTATGCTCCTCATCCCGATATCAATTGGTTGTTGTGCAGACACACAAATGGCGTTGATTCATCTTTGGTCGATATTTTTGGACCTTATAAGTTGTTTCGTGTTTCCGTTTGTGAGGATACAGCACAATTATTGCCACCTCAAAAACTTCCGGAAGGGGATGTTAGGTTGATGGATATTGGGGAGGAGACGTTAACTGGCAGGTTATGGGAAATTATACAGCGATTTTTCCCGTACATTGGTTATAGTGACAACAAAGTGTTGGTTCATTATCCGACTCTGTCCCGTCTCTCAGTCAGGTTTTCAATCAAAATTCCAAATGGACAAACCCTAGATGCAGTTAGACATGCAACTATGGTTTCACTCATGGATTTTGAAGACATGAAATTAGTACAATCGAGGTTTCCTGATTTTTTCGAACGTATTGTTTCCGGAACGGCTTATGGTGTCCTGTATCAAAACAGGCATCGTGATGTGTGTGAAGGACTTCAATTGCGCGAAAAACATTATCTATTGGAACAAGCATTGACAAAAATGCGCGGTGTCACAATGGTGGCGCCTTTCGATTATAACGTTTATATAAAATATGCAGCAATCGCAACGTCGATTTTGGCTGTCGTTTACCGTTTACAACCTTTGGTGAGTATGGTTAAATGGCATCAAGGTTTACGTGAAAGGCTTTTGCAAGTGTATTGGTACATGGTATCCAACACAACGTTTGGAAAGTTTCTAGGTTTTTTACCTGGACATCTCAGTTCTACAGGTCATAGTTTGATCATCGAAGACAATACACCGTGGGTTCATTTACTCGCGGAGGAAAGTCTAGGGTTGATTCATCCTATGTTAAAACTTCTGTTGGGAGTTGTAGAATTTGGGTTGAATGTAGCAACTGGGGCTACAGTTATTCAAGCAGTACCTGCTCTTTTGATGCATTCCATCACAGCGGTATTGTATTCGATTAACAAAAAGTGGGGTTTCCTTTTCTCACTAAGTTTCCACCGCGGCTTTAATTTAGGCGCAGCGGTGGTTAATAGAGGAGTCTTGTTTAAGAACTTTTTGACATCTTACACTAAAGGTGAGATTGTTGAAGCACAAAGCTATGTTGTGATGATTCCCCCGAGCATCACCTTGCCTGCTTACCAGTCACCAGTAACAACATCCATTTGGCCATTTAGAGGCACTATGGAAATATTGGTTGATGGTTGTGTTGTAAACGTCGATGAAGCTTTGGAGCTTCTATCGGAATCAAGTCATACAAACAAACTCTTTCCAATATTAATTAATAACAGAACACTATGGGAACCAGCAAATTCTGAAAAGAATTTGTTAACTGCTTTGCTATCTCGAACACACAACGATCCTTTTGTGGATAGGATCGACGGGAAGCATAGACGTGAATTGTGGAGAGAAATTGGCCAAAAGATGGTCATTTCAGGTGTATTTGCGCAAGGGGAAGGAAAAAGCTACGAACTCGAGGAGTGTGCGTGGTTAATGGGTTCACGGGGTAGACGTATCTTAGAGGCTGATAAAGAAGATCAGTTAGTGGGACCTGAAAGGTTGAGAAAGACGATTTCTCTCAAGTGGAACGAAACCATTTCTGCTCGTAAGTTGATGGGTGAGACCTATTCAATTAGACCTCGAGCGATTGTTAATTTAGACCCTATTTATCATTCTAGAATGGCGCCAATTGCGCGCCAACTGGCAGATTATCTGCACAGTATTTTTGATGGATCGGTTATAGATTTCGGTGATGGTTTGGCCATGTCGGTGTATTTTGCTGCTGGGTATACACAAAAACAACTATCAGAAATTGCTGATGCTATGACACCTGGTGTCACTGTTTTGGCGATTTCAGGTGATGATAGTGTAGGATGTTGGGACGTTGACGGTGTCCACACGTTCTTTGAATGTGACCAGAGCCTTTTTGATCAAAGTCAGGATGAAGGTCCTGTTATCGATTATGCTAACCAATGGATGACGGCGTGTGGCTGTCCACCATGGTTTTGCGAACTTGTTGCTTCCGCATGTAAAACAGGTTATCGAATTAATCGTAAAAGGGTTCAAATTAAGGGAAATTGCGGTGTCCAAATGCCGACTGGTATTACTGTTACAACAACAGTTAATTCTATGTCTACGTTGGCGATGTATGTTTATCACTTAAAACAGCAAAAAGGCATAGGCAGAAATTTGATGATCGTTAAGTCGGCTTGGGACTTAGGATTAACTGCAAAATATATAACTTCAGATTGTATTGGCAATATGACGTTTCTTAAAGGGTGGTGGCGACAGGATGTATTTGGATACTATCATTGGCTGCCTCTCCCTTCTGCAGTTATCAAATTAGGCAAACTGTTGAGGGATCCACTTGATATAGTTGGAAAAGCTAAACCTAATCTCAAGAAAAATGGGGAAGTAGGAAGATTGGAAGCAATCAGAGAATGTGCGTTTGCACTGGCTTCTTCTTACTCAGGTGTTCCAAAGGATTATCCTATCCTTGGACCATTTCTTGAAACACTTAAAAGACTTGGTCAGCCTTCAGATGATGTGCATTTGAATTTGGTTGAGTCTTGGAAGCCACGTGGTGACGTGAATTTCCACCTGGATGTTGCAGAATCTCTGGCAGCTATTGAAAATCGCTACGGAATTAGTCCGTGTGATGTCAAGAGAGTCGAAAAACTTTTATTACAAGTAAATCGACTTCCAGCTTACATTGAAGATTCTGTCTTCGATTTATTATGTGATGTAGATTACGCATAATAGGTTAACCAGTAATGGGCAGTGGCGAGATGTCGCCGGGGTTTTGACGATCCCCCCCATTTAAAATACGAGTCCGGGAGGGGATGTTTACATCCTCTCCTCGGGGTTTTCAAAATTTTATATTGTTACATCAAAACATATACGTTACAAATAATAAAAATGGTTAGAATTAATGGTAAATCGAC